CGGACTGACCAGCGCCGAGGGACTGGTGCTACCCACCACCGTGAGCGGATGGCTCGACCTGCGCGGCCTGACCAGCGCCGAGGGACTGGTGCTACCCACCGCCGTGAGCGGAGGGATCAACCTGAGCGGACTGACCAGCGCCGAACGTGCGCGGGTATTGTCGTGAGCCCCAGCCGTAAAGCCGTCGCCTGGATGTTAGCCGCCCCTACAGGCGAACGACGCACCCAGGCGCAAGCGGCGGCGCGCTTCGACATCCCGCAGTCAAGCGTTAGTCTGGCACTCAAGCGCCATTTGCCGCCCGACCAGCGACCCGATGCGCGGCGCCGGAGCAAACCGTGAGAGTGCGAGCCGTCACGGTGGCTTACCACGGCCCGGCGCTGGGCTGGCGCGTCCGTCGCGTTTACCCAGTGTCACCCAATGCGCACCGGCCCCGTGTGTTCAGCAGCCGGGGGCAACGAGTCATTCTGATGGTGCAGGCCAGCGTACCGGTGCGGCCTGGATGGTTTTGTAGCCCGAGGCGGTTGCTTGGCGTGTAGCGACGTAGCATAGAAAACCCGGATCATAATTGAGGAGGTAACACCCAATGAAAGACGAGTATCAACTTGAGCGTGAATATGAGATTGCGGCAAGTGATGGGGGCATCACCCCACAGCAGCGCTACGACTGGCTGATGGACCAACCGATCAAACGCTTCAATATCTTCGGCCTGCGCCTTATGATCGACCTGCACGGCTACCTGGACATGGCGCAATTGCCGCCCGGTTTGTTGGATACCCTGGACCGGCTCTATGAAGGGATGAACCATGAATAGTGTCACACTGACGGAACAAGCCGTCATGCTGCTAATCTACGATGCGGAGTTGGAGCGCAACAACGCCAAGCTCGCGCGCATCTATCGCGAGGTGTCGGCGCTGCAATACGAAGCGAAGGTGCTACACAGGCGCCAAGCGGCACTGATCGATGCAGTTGCGCAACTTAAGGAGAGTATGACATGAGAACCCCAGAAGAACAGATGGCTGACTACCGGCAGTTTCGGGGGGAGTGCAAGGATCTTGCCGAAGCTGCCGTATTGCGAGAGCCGACCTTACGGCTTGTGCGCGGGCACTACTACTGCCACGCCTTCGGAAAACAACCACATTGGTGGTGCGAGAAGCCAGACGGGACTGTTGTTGATCCTTCGGCGCGGCAGTTCCCGAGTAACGGGGGTGGGGTGTACGAACCGTTCAACGGGGTTGTTGAGTGCGCGCAATGTGGAAAAGAAATGAACGAAAACGAGGCGCGTTTTGAGAGCAATTACGCATTCTGTTCGATCAGATGCAACATGCGGTTCGTTGGTCTTTAACGGAGGGACGCTTGACATGAGAAGACCAACACGACTCAGGCGCCCGTGGCGGCGCTTCAATATTTACCGTCACGACTGGAAAGACCTGGCCGCAACCGCGCTGGTCATAGTCGCCCTCCTACTGGCATACACCACTGCAGAGATCATCGATGAAATGGACAAGAGCGAGGCCGCCGCCCATTTGTCGCAATTGCTCCAATGGCACGCCGAAGCGAACCTGGTCGCATTGCTCAATGGTGAACCGCTTGTCGACCGTGACACGCACATGGCACTGACCGCCAGGATTGAGAGTTATCCATGAAACGCTACGGGCCGACACATGGAAGGAAACATATCGGCGTTGGAATGGGAGAACGGCAAGACGGGTTTTATGTGTCATTTGACGAAGCCCACCAGACGATCCAAGCGCTCACAACATTCGTCAAGTACATCAAGAATAATAGGCGCTGCGATACCGTTGACCGGAGCAAAGCGGAGATATTGCTTAACAAGATAGAGAAGGGGCACACGAACCCGTGAAAAGCAACGTGGACAGAACGCTAGAACTGATAGATAAGCAGCATCCCATTACTTGCGCTGAAGCATGGAAAATACTGGGCGGCAAACAGAAGAATTTGGCCGGAGTATTCAGTTACTTATCACGATCCGGAAGCATCATGCGAACGGGACCGCGCAACTGCTATCAGTACGGACCGCCGGTCGGCATGACCGCAGTTGAGGCACATGCGCTGGCTCTGGAGCAAGGAATCAAGGTGGTTAAAACGAGGGCGAAGCCGGCACCCGTACCCGTGCTTGGCGGTGTGTGGAGCGGATTGCTATAACCGCAATTCGTACTGTTCAACCTGATGCGTAGGGAATAGCGCCCATTGCTCGCATTCCCCCTCGCTCCATGCGTTACCCTTGCGCCCGTTCTTTGCACGTGGCATCACCACCAGATTGTTAGGCACCGTCAGCCCGCAAACCAACCGATGCGTAAGCGGAATGTCGTGGTCAACTTCGTGGGGTATCCCCGTTCGGAGGGTCATGACCGCAGCGTGCTCCTCGATCCCTGCTAACGCCTTTCGGTCGGCCCATGCGGGGATCGATAAAACATAGTGCACAATATAAGCCTTGCGACGGTGGCGCTGTAGCCAACCAGGTAGGTCACCCGCAATGACGCGCTTCCGCATGTTCGGTCTATCGTATGTAGTGATACCGCTCATCACACGCTCCTCAGTTCGTGCTCCACTTCAAACTCTTGAACCGCCGCGCAATACCGCGCTGACTCCTGACCGACGGCGACCTGACAGTATGGGCCGCCGTCGTCATCTTCCCCGAGGCAGTTGCACTCACCGCAAGACCCGCCGCCGAACCACGTTGACCAATACTCGACGGCATGGCGCAACCTGGAACATTTGCCCGAGAACTTGCGGTGCGGGTGTCGGTACGCTCCACAGTCACAGGTGACCTGACCCGGTAGCTCGGTGCGGATGCGGTACGTCTCGATGTACCATGACCGACCACCACATCGCGGACACCGGGGCTGTCTCACATACGCATCGGGACGCTTCGGTAGTGACTTGCGCTGCGTACATTTGACGCCGTCAGTACGGGTCAGGCAGCGGCAGGGTATCATTGCGCGACCATGTACGCCCGAATGAACGCGGTCGCTACGTCGGCATTGATCGCGTTCCCGTAACCCTTCAATCGCATCACCCGCGCTTCAGAAGTCGGCTCGCCCGTATCGCTGCTTCGCACCATTCCTTTGGTAGACCCTGCAACCAGCGGGAATGTGCCGGGTTCAACTGGCCGCCACTTTCCATCCCGGCAGAAGAGCCAGTCAGCATCTCGCCAGAAGCCGTTAGTCGGGCCGGGGTGTTCAGCGTGCGCATCGCTGCCATATTGAGTGTCGTGTTCTTCGCCATTGGATCGTACTGCGAGCCTCGCACCGCATCCGTCACCGTGCAAGACGGCCACCCCGCCATCTGTGCCGCCGTGTGGAGTGCTGGCCCGCCCTGCCGATTGGTAGAATTCCCCGCACCGTTCGTGTCCGTTACTTTCGCAGTCGGCCACGAAGTACAGTCTCCCTCGGATGTGCGGCGCACCGACGCCCGCAGCAGGGATACCGACCGCCCTGAAAGCGTAACCGATTCCTTCCAGGTCAGCTTGTACAAGGTCGAGCCAACCGTGCTTAATTGCCGCTTCAACCTGTTCACCAAAGACGACGCGAGGGCGGCACTGTTCGATGAGGTATTGCCAGTCAGGCCAAAGGTGCCGCTCGTCCGCCATCCCATCACCCTTGCCTGCTGCGGAGAAAGGCTGGCAAGGACAACTGCCTGTCCAAACTGGTTTGTCATCGGGCCACCCAGCCTGACGCAGTGCGTAGGACCAGACGCCGATTCCTGCAAAGAAGTGACATTGGGTGAACCCGGCGAGTTCGTCGGGCACGACATCAACGATAGATCGTTCATCTACTTCTCCATCTGCAATAAGTTTCATTTTAATCAGTTCGCGCAACCACGCGGCGGCGGCAGGGTCAATCTCGTTGTAATACGCACTCACGACCCCACCCCCACGCCTGCCACAACCCCCACGACCGGGGAAGCCCCCGGCACCTGCGCCCTCATGTACGCCGCCATGATCTCCGGCCCGTCCCGCAACTGCGCCGCCCAATGCCCGTTCTGGATATATAGCACAGGCTTCCGGTTCGTATTGGGCAACGCTACCGTGCTGGCCCCGGCACGTAACCCCGGATGATGCTCATACCCCAGCAACCGCATCACATCCCGGCGCCTCATCCGTGGCAGCGCCCCTTCCATATGGTTGACCTGAAGGAACTCCTGTAGCGCAATGCTCGACACCCAGCCGCCGGCGAATCCCGGCAATCCCTCGCGGATGGCCTCGGCGATCTCCTGTTCGACACGTCCCAAGCTGACCGCGATGGCTTCCTCGGTGCTGCTGGTTACCGGTGCGCGCGACATGAGGCAGGACAAACCGTACTCTTCGGGGATCTGGAACGTGTGCAGGTACTCGGCAACGATGGCGTACCCATGCTGGAATTCCAACCAGTTGCGCAGCTTGGCAAAATATGCAGAGTTCAACCCGTCACGCACCATATCTTCCAAGCTCTGCTGGTTGGTGAACAATGGCGCAATGCGTCGGTCTTCCTTGGTCTTTTTTACGCCGTCCTTGTGGTTGGAGTTCAGGATAAAATTGCAGCACACCTCGGCGGTGTACTCCGCCCGTTGCATCGCACGGATCGGTTGACGTTTGTCAGTAATCATTGGCTTGATCGTCTCGAACGTCTCGGCTTTGTCGTTCGCCGTGTAGATGTCCTCAACGATGATCAGCAGCATGTTGAGCATCCACGAGTTGTATTTCTCGCAGATTTGTGACGCCTTAGCGGTATGGGTGTAGGCCCAGCCGACCGCTTTTGCCACGCAACCGGACAGCATCGACTTGCCGTTTCCGGGGAAACCTTGAATCAGCGGCGCCCATTGGAATTTATGGCCCTTGAGCTGGAGGATCGCCGCGAAGTAGCTCAACAGGATCATCCGGTCCCGCTCCCACGGTAGCAGCAGCTCCAGGTGGCGTAGGAACGGGGAGATGTCGCCGACACGGCGGGGAATATCCAGCGCGCGGTATGTATTGACGAATGAGCCGCCGTCCTGAGTCCATATCTCATGCGGCGGCAGATCGGGACGGAAGGCCATGTGATCCACCTTCGGCATGGTGAGCGCTTGGGAATGGGTGAACGCCTTGAACGCGTTGTCGATCCACTTGCTCGTATCTTGCGAAATCTGGAACGATAAACCGCCGAACCGGCTGTCGAACTGGCTCTGATCCCACTGCTTACCCTTGTCGGTGAGGATAATCTTGGCGTCAGTGACGTAAGTAAAACCCGTCCATAGTTTGAGTTGGTCATCTGGTCCGGCAAGGCGCGTTCCCGTTGCGTGCCGACCCGTCGTGGTAACTGGGATAATGAGGTCGTCGCCAGCCTGGCCGCCGAAGATCGAGCCGGTATCAATCGTACCGCCACGCTTGGGATTGTCCCATCCGGCTCGCTGCGCTTTGGCGAATACCGCGGCGAAGTCCGTCCGTCCACCGGTAAACGTGGACCAGCGCGCCAGATCGGCGTCGGGGTCGTGCTTATCGCTGGTTGCCGACCACTCCGACCAAAGCTCATACCCCACGTCACCGAGGGACACCAGCGCCTGGCCGACCGCGATCCATTCGTGGTAATCATCGGCGGGCAGCGCGGTCAGTGCGCTGCGTAACTCGGCAATCGTTTCGTCCGTAGCGACTCGCTCGGCTTGTGGCATGGTTGACGGCGTAGCGGCGATGGTTGGCGGCCACACTGGCGCAAGACCGGCAACCCTATCGATACACGCGCCGACCGTCTGATATGCCACGTATGCCGCGCCCGTCACGCGCCCCACATAGTAGGTCTGGCTCAAGGTGAACGACTCATGCGCCAGCACGCCCCCCAGTACGCCATTCAACCGGGCGAGTAATTCCCGGCGTGCGGCGGGCTGCTGCGGCGCTGAGAACGGAGCGATCACGCGCCATCTGGGTTTGGCCGGGGTGTGGCTCGGGCTGGTGTAGACCACCGCCGCGATACCGGCAAACTCCAGCAGGGTCTTGGCCGTCTCGGGCGCCATCTGTTCGCCGTCGTAGTCGCCCTCCAACCCTGAGACGGTGAGGATATTGGCGTCGTGGCGCAATGCGCCCTTGGCGGTACGCTGTTCGCCGATCGTGGCCAGCTTGATCAGCGGGCAGGCTTGCTTCGATGGGTATTGCGGGGGATTGACGCACCATGCGGCCAGTTCGGGCCAGTCGGCGGTACGCGCCTCGGCGACTTGGCCGCGCACGTCGGGAAATATGGTGAAGGGGATCATAGCGCCCTCCCGTGGGCGGCGGTGACGCGGGCGAGTGCGATGGAGAAGTAGTCGTCGTCAGGGGTATTCTTCTCGATACCGGCGAATCTGAAACCTTCCAGCACGGCAGCCTTACCTGTACTGCCGCTACCCATGAACGGATCGAACACGACACCTGCAGGAGGCGTCACCAACCGGCACAGATAGCGCATCAGTTCGGTAGGTTTGACGGTGGGGTGTTTGTTCCCTTCCTCCCGATCGGTCCTGCTCGCTTTGGCGCAATAGAAGAAACGTGCTGCAGAACCTGAGTCGTTGCGCGGCTCATATTCTTTGCCGTTGTCGCTGGGTTCGCCGTAGCAGGAGGACTTGCTACGGGCGGCATCCGCTACCGCCCCGCACTGACCTTTCGAGTCGGGGAACAGCGCCAGCACTTCATCACTGCCGTCGTGGATTAGGTTGGCGGGCCAGCGCCCCCCGGTAGGTCTATTTCGTCCTTGATCCGCGTCTGCCCATGCCCCGCCATACCCCTCATCAGAAGACACGCGTTTTCCAGTCGCGCCCCCCGCTGTCCGATCTTCCCCTGTTCCCACCCGGCACCCATCAATATTCAATCCACCCGTTCCGTGCGCCAGCACGTTCGCGGCGACTGTTCCGATGAGGGGTTTGCGCGCCATGATGATCGGTTCGTGTGCGGGTTTTAGGGCGGTTCCCCATCCGGCCCATTGGTGGGCGGCATCGGTTGCGGGGGCGGTGATGTCAGACACCATGCGGCCTTCAGATGTTTTGAAATTCCCGCCGCGCATGTCGGGGCCGACGTCTTTGCTCCCAATCACCTCGCGTTCTGCCCCCGCTATTTTACCCAGAGCCTTCGACACGTCCAGCGATTTGGGAAATCCGGACCCATATAGCCACATGATCGTATCGCGTATTTCAAATCCCGCATCCTCAATCGCTACTGCCAGTCGATGCGAAGTGCGGCTGCCGCCAAACGCCAGAATGTACCCCCCAGGTTTGAGCACGCGCAACGCCTCGCGCCAGAACTCAACACCCGGTACGCCGTGATCCCAATTTGCGCCCATGAACGACAGTCCGTAAGGCGGATCGGTCACGATGCTGTCCACCGAACCATCCGCCAACCACGGCATGACGCGCAAACAATCCCCTTGGTATAGGTCGCACTGACCCACTCGCTCGTAGCGTTGCATGGGGCTACTCCCCGACTGACACTAACGATAATGCGGCAGCGCGCCTCAATTCCTCCGGCGCACCCTGAGCGCGAGGATCACCCACGGCCAGCGCTTGCCCGATAACCCGCAACGACCGCGACCTGATCGCCTCACCGACGACCGCACGGCGTAATTTCTTCATCGTGCCGAAGTGCTGGTTCACCGCGCCGGTGGATACGTTGGCGCGGGTGGCGATGGCCTCGCGGGTGATGCTGGTCAGCCCCTGCGCCTCGGCCAGTTGGACGGCGGCGGTGAGGATCTCGATCTTGCGGATGCGGAGGGCGTTGGACATGGTGGGGTGTGTTCCAGTGTTAGGTGTGGTTGTTTGGTGGCGCGTCATTCCATCCACGACACGCACGCTTCGGTTTCGCACTTGCCGTGCACGTGGCCGTTGTAGGCCGACTGGCTTAAGTGCAACCGGCCTTTGCATACCGGACACTCGACTATCTCGTAGCGGTCCCCTGCCGGCTTCGGCTTTACACGCCACGCACCTGCAACTTTCATGGCTGCAAAGGTACGTGCCAGCGACCGTTCAGAATCTTCCCGGTCGGTTTGTACTTCCTCGTCGGTCGGCTCTTGGTAAAACTGACACGGGGTCGCCTTATCGGCTCCGGGGAATGGCTTAGTTTCTGCTGGCTTTTCGCCCGGCTTCAGGTACGTACCGCCCCGCGCAGATTTGTGCATCAATTTAATGCACGGCTTCGGCCCCATCGGCCACATTGCCTCGTATGACACCCCGTGTTTGCACAGATCGTTTTGCACACCGTTGAAATGGATACATGTTCCGTGATGCATCTCGCCTCCTACCTCAGTAAAATATAACATTCACGCCGGCTTCGGCGAACATGATAGCGGCTATCTCGAAGCTGGTCGCCCATCGCGCATCGTCTTCCGGCAGTGGCGCGTACACCGTCTTGATCCCGGACTGAATGAGCAGTTTGGCACAATCGTTGCACGGGTGCAGCGCCGTAACGAGCACAGAGCAGCCATCCAGGGGTACTCCAGATCGGGCCGCGTTGGCAATAGCGTTGGCTTCGGCATGGACAACGAATCGACACTTGGTCGGTCGGTCATTCAATCGCTCCTCGGTGTCGTGTACCCCGCGTGGAAAACCGTTCCAGCCGGTCGCCCGGATCTCCATGTTCGGGCCGATCACCAGCGCGCCGACTTTGGTGGATGGATCTTTCGACATGGCCGCCACAGATTGCGCGATACCGATCAGGGATAGAGGTGTCATGCACTGCGCTCCAAATATGGCGCCGGGGTTTGGCTACGCTCCCCGACAAAAGCGCTGTCTTGTGTCAATCCCTACCTTGGGGTTAACTGGCCAGCCTAGCCACTGGTGGGACGCACCAGCACGTTATTTACAGAGCACCCGTCGAGAACGCAGCACGACCACCGAGCGCCGTTACAATTTCCAACCACTTCAATTGCGCCGCTTCCCGCGTATTGCCTGAGTATTTCCAGCCCTCGCGCTTGCACTCGACCGACCAGAATTGCCCAACGGTGTGCCCAACCATTTCGGGGGTGATCGTGACGGGCATGATGCCAATAAGATCCGACGATTTACACACGTGGTTTACCGCTCCGCTGTCATTGGCTAATCCGAACCGCACCGGAACGCCGCGCTCGTCGTTGAGACAGCCAACATTATTTCTCCAGAGCCGTCCACCCTGAGCCGAGGCCAGCAAGCGCACGTTGTTCTGCACCGCCGCCTCGCTCCCTGGCACAGCGCCCACGTCAGGCGTCAGGTCAGGACCGACCATAATGGCGCGTAACTCATCGAGCGCTTGACGCGTAACGCCGTGACGTGCGGCCCAGGTGTAGAGGCTTAGCACGATGCCAGCAACCGGCACATCAGGTTCATCGCAGCGGTGCGCTGCGCTTCGGTCAATTCAGGATGGGCGATACGGATAGCCGCTTGGACGGCTTCGAGTTCTTCGGGGGTGATGGGTGTCATGCTGTAAACTCCCTATAGGTAAATACGGATAATGCCTATGTTTGACGGTCGCGTCAAATCTATTTAGCCGACATTTGTCAACGCTTTGGTGCGCGTATCGCGAAACCCCCGTTCTAAGATAGTCACGTATTCGACGTGAATCCCGTATTTTTCAGCTATCACCTTTCTGGGGACACCTGCCGCTCGCTGCCCACGAACATCGGCAATTACGTCAGGTCTTTTCATCAGGGGATTAGTTACGCCCTTCGATACGCGTGATCTCGCCTCTTCATACTCTGGGATCAGTTCGTCTGGGTAGCGACTAAGTAAGTTCCAAAAAGCTGTCGTTCCCATGATACCCGTGGCTTTGACTGCGTTATGTAGGGAGACGTTAAAGTCAACCATGTGCCTGAAGATACAGACCGCATCGTCTATGCTGAACGGGGATTCGGGGATCGGCGTACACGCGACATTTTTCCTAGATTGTAATATTTTTGACGAGCTGTTGCGTTGTACTTTCGCGGCAGCTCGCAGGGAAGCTATCGACTCGGGAGTACGGATCGCTGCTAACCGATCCACATTTAGAAGACCGTTGTTTTTATTTTTAATCTTCGTTCCTGCGCTTGTCAGACCTGTTCGGTACGGAAGACCGAATCGTTCTTTATATTCGTCAGCACTGATTTTGTGCGCCGGGATATGCCCCAGCAATCCTTTGTACGTTCGCCCGCAGATCAAGCAGCAAATCTTTTCTCCATATAGGTACTCGCGGATCGATTCGATCGTAGTAAATTTTTCCGTTATGGGGAAACCCGGTAACGGATAGAAGTCCTGTTTCTT